GCGGGCCTGCGCCGATGTCCTCAAGGACGAGAGAGATTTTCATTTTGGGATATTCGGTGAAAAGCCGGAGCCCCCCGGTGTAGGGAGCCCCGGCTCTTTGAGGGGTCAGTCGTTAGGGAGTGACGATACGGACGCCCATGTTGGTTCCTTTATTCACTCCATAAATAATGGAGCAAGAAACACAGGTCTTCCCCGTTTCGCGGGCGTAGAATTTTCTGAAAGTGACCGGAAGGCCAAGGTCAGGGACGATCACTTCGGCGATCTCGATGGAGTCAGCGAGAGCAGCCTCAGGATTCACACGGCGGGCGGCCATGATAAGCGCGCTGGAATGCATCGCAAAACCGGCCAGTGCTTCGCCGTTGGCGTCGCAGAGATCGGACTCGTAAATGTCAAAGCCGGAAACACGCGGTACCAAGCCTTCAGCCTTGAATGGAGTGATGCCGGGGATTTCCGCAGAGATAAACGTCTTGGAAATCGCGCCGTAGTACGCGGGATTCAACAGAACAGCACGGCCCATTTTGGGAGCCTTGAGTGTCTGGGTGAGCGTCACGCCCAAGTCGATCACGTCTTGGCGGTCAAAGTTTGCCGCGCTCGAAGAAAGAGGAGTCTGCGCGAAGTTCGCGGCAGTCACCAGGTTCCACAGATCGCCAAACACTTTGGCTCCCAAAGCCTGAATCATAGGAGCGAGGAAGAGACGCTCAAAATTGATTGAGGACTGGAGAACTTCAATGTCGGTGAAACCAAGCGTTACGCCCTGGTGCTGATCGAGAGTGATCGTCCGAGCGGTAGTATCGCCAGCCACTGGAGCGTAGCCTGCGCTAGTCACGTCGACCACGGAAGGAACCGTAGCAAACCGAGTTGTTACCGACTGCCCAGCGGACGCAACGTCAGTCGAAAAGTCAGTGGTGATGCCACGCAGGGGAGCGAAAGCGTTGGTGAGGAACGGCAGCGATTGCTGCGCGATCTGAGCGAGAAAAACACCGTTGAGTGCCATATGATTGAGTCAGTAGAGGTTAGGAGTTGAGCTTCATTCTGTCTTTGTTCGCTGCGTAGAACGCATTGCGCTCAACGAAGCCCAAAGTCTGGTAGTGCGCCCACAGTTCGTCTTTCGATTTGGGTGCGGTCGCCGCTTCCGGCTGGATCGCCACGGGCTGCACGCCCAAATTGGCGACAATCGCGTTAGCCTTGGCAGAAGCGTCAGCTTCGGATGCCTTGAGAGCGTCCAGAGCTGCGGCCAAGTCGCGGTTGTTGTTGTTGGCAATCTCAAGTGCAGCGGAGAGGTCCACAGTCTTTGCCTTGAGTGCTTCAAAGGCTGCGACAACTGCCGAGTGCTCGGCGGTCAGCGCGTTTAGCGCGGCGAGGTCAGCCTGTGCGGCAGACAACGCGGCCAGCGCGTCGGTCAGGGTCGATGGGTAATCCATATGCCCTAAGGGATCGGGACAAGAAAAAGCCCGCCGGAGAGAGACAGCTCCGGCGGGCAGGAAACAACAACCAATGAACAAACTACGCGCCCACCATACGCAAAAGCTCTGCGTATGCAAGCTCTTCCGTACCGATTCCGTCAATCAGATTGCCAAGCTTCGCTCGTGGAGCGAGATACGCGGCACCAGTCATGTATTCGTCAGGAACCAAACGGTTTCGGAGCACGTTGCTTTTGAACTGGTCAAAAGAGTCGTCCACCATCTGCTGAAGGCTTGCACGCTGCGCCGGTGTCAAAGACGGCCCCATGCCTGCGCCCTTGAGCGGCCCTGACGTAATCGGCTCCCAACTCAGCCCCTGCTCTGCGTAGGCTGCGGACTGATCCAGCCAAGGAATGATGGTTCCAATCGAGCCCCAGGTTGAGCCGATGGACCCGTAGACCTTGTCGCAACTCACCGCAATGTTATAGGCCGCAGAGCAGGCGGTGTCGTCGCTGTAGGCCACGATCGGCACGGTGAGCCCTTGGATCATATCCACCACCTCCGAGCATCCGGTGCAGTTGCCTCCCGGCGAGTTGATCTCGAGCATGATCCCGCGCACGTTGGCCTCAATGGCGTCCTCGAGATCCTCGGTGATCCATTCGTAATCCCACGCGCCGCAGCACGCTTCAATCGGAGAGATCCCTTTTGCTAGCGTTCCCTCGATGGAAATGTGCGCGATGCCCTGGCCGTCGATTTCCATCTCCTCGCGCTTCGAGGTCATGCCGTCGAGCATCTCGTAGCCCTCGCCGTTGGCGCGCAGCACGCGGCCCTCCACCAACTTGCGCACCGCTGCGTAGCCGCCGGGAGTGATGAGCCACGGGCGGTAGAAAACCTGTTCGATGACGCGTTGGAACTTCATTCGGTCGGTGCGGTTGTGGCAGGGTTGCCGTTAGGTGTCAGGAGTCCGAAAACGTCGCGAGTCAGGCCCGAGCGGTCCACGCGTTTTTTGATCTCGAGTTCCTCGCGTTCCACTTCGTCAAGGTGCTCCTCGAGCGTTTTGGATCCGCTGGCGAGGATGTCCGTCATGCTGCGCATCCCGGCGCGGTAGGCGTCGATGGCGTCGCGGTTGGCGTAGCCGCTGTCGGCGGTCAGGCGGGCGGGTTCGGTGAAACGGAACTGGTAGGCGCCACCGCGGTTTGCGTCTGCGCCCGTGTAGGGCGGGAGGATGCCGAGTTCGACAAAGCGGGCCACGGCAAATGCGCAGCGACGTTTACAAAACGCGGAGAGGTAGGCGTGCCGCTCGGAGGTCACGCGGTTCACCTGCTCAAGAATGATCCGGGCACTTGCGCCCCCCAGTCGGCTCATGTCCCACCCGAACTCCGGCGGCCATTGAGCGGCCAGCAGCGCGTTGCGGATGAGTCGCTCCTGTAGGCGGTCCTGAGCTTCCGTTGGGATCTTGGCGTCCAGTTGGGTGATAGACTCGCCAGCGTTAGCGGTCAGGTACTCAATGCGCCCGCCCGCCATTGGTGTGAGTCGCAGTTGCGAGCCGCAGCCGGGCGGCGTGACGTCCGTCAGTGCGTTGTAGGCGTCGCTAGCGTCGGCCATCCCCTGTTGGTTGGTCACGAGCAGCCCAATTTTCGCAGCCATCCGGGACGCCGCTTGGATGTCGTCGCCAAGATCCTTGAGGGAAATCAAATCCCGGATCGCAGGCGCAAATGCACTAATGCCGCGCACCTGGTCCACTTCGCGCGGATCCATCGTGAGCATTGCCGACTGGACCGGCACGTCGCGGTCTTCGCTGCCATCCTGAGCCTCCCCTAGCACGCGGTAAGCCACTGCCCTGTTGGTTTTGGAAAGGATCACCCCGTTGTAAATCTTGAGCCCCCGATACCGGCCATCAGTCAAGACGCCGTCGTCGCCGCGCGATCCGATTTGGTGCCACGGCACCTGCTGGAGTTGCGGGTAGCCGTTGGCGGTCGTGGTCAGGATCGTGAGCAGGTCGCCCTCCCGGTCGATGGCGACGGACTCGAGCCGCAGCCCTTCCCACCATGATTTGCCGTCGAGGTAGGCAATCTGCATCCAGTCGAGCAGCACCGCCTCGGCCTGCTTGCCCCACTCGCGGTCAGCGCCGGTGAAAATCGGTCGCATCGCCATCCCCACGGTGAGCATGGATTTCTGGTCGATGGCGGCATTTACGACGCCTGTGTTCCAGTAGAGCTTGCGCGCCGCACTGTTGACCGTGCGCCACTCGCCGACGGTCAGTTCGCGGGAGATGCTCTGGGTGTGGTTGCGCCAGTAGGGTTCGCCCCAGACGCCGCCTTCTACTAGGCGTTGCCTGCGGTAGGCTGCGTAATTGGCGCCCACCTTTGGCGTGCCCACCCCCATGAAATTCTTGATGCGGTCAAAAAGGCTCATATGAAATACGCCTGCGTCCTGCGCACCGGACCATTGATGCCCACGGCTTTGTAATTAAGCGCCTGCTGCGCCAGCATGATGACGTCCAGCGGACTTAACGTGCCGCCCACATTAAACTGGAAAGCGGCGCCGTCGATCGAACTGGAAACAAGCGTGGACTTGCCCGCGGTCACCAGGTCGAACTTGCTTGCAATGATCGCCCGCAGTTCGGCCACGTCGCGCGTCAAAAACACCTGCAGGAGTAACCGTTGATCGGGAGCCATCT